TCCGATCTTGTCCTGTACCTTCTTGCCCATATAACCAAAGACTTCTCTTATGACACGGGTCTTCATTGGGCTGGCATATATTTGTCTCCAAAACCAATTCTTCCCCCACCACCATTCGGCTAGTGGGTTTAGATACCACGTCGAGTAGACATACTGGTACATCAGTTTATAATACACCAAGGTACACCACACATCCAAACCACAGCTCTCTAAGAAACTCGGATAATAAATCTCCTCATCATCCGGGACTTCTAGAGTATCGAGCGATTCATCCATCCAAGTAGGCAGCTCCTCATATACGAGGTCTGGCACTGACTCTTCATCCGAGTCACCATCCTCACCTGCTTGGGTTTCCATGAACTGATCCTCGCATTCGCAAAATCCTCGTGGCAACTCGCACACCTCGCACAACTTCACGTCCTCAGCATTATCAAGGCTCTCCTTGACAATTGATTGGATACGCTCATGTTCGTGGATCTGTCCATTGAACCACTTTAAGAAATCGACAATGCTGCAAAATGTTTCCACTCGTTCATTGCGTGCCATCTCAATTGGTCCTGGACCACCCACCGGTACGACTTTGTAAAGGACAATATCCCATAAATCATCGTAGGTGTCCACTGTTGTAGGGGGTCGCAAATTCGATGCCAACATACCTGGTCGCTCAGGGTCCTGGAACTGTGACTTGGGCTTAAGGTTAATCACATAAGGGAAACGCCGTTGAACTGCCAGAGGGCACGCAAAGTATGCCGTGGTATTCAAATTCATAGTATTTGAAGTCCCCATGACAAACTCACACATCAGCGGTGTTCTTCCCTTATCCTCAATAGCCGCCTGGTTGGGAACATACGGAGTGTTATTCACAATCCACAACAATTCCTGCAATGACGGGTCCATAATGCCCAAACTTGGGCTCATGTACGCGATATCATCCAAGACAACACACCATTTCGATGTGTCATAACCATCCCAAAATGCCGCACCAGGGTTGCGAGTATACTTATGGTCTGACGAAGTGCGCAAACCCGCC